CTATCGTATGATGACTTTTAAAAGTTACATATACGAAGAGGCTGAGTATGACGGCCGTACGGTGACATTAAATAAGCCGTGGCGCAGCGACGACGAAAAGCATAAGTTTTATGTTTACGTTCGAAATGAAAAAGGCAACGTAATCAAGTTAGGATTTGGTGATCCAAAAGCAGAGATCAAGCGTGATGATCCTGATCGTCTTAAAAACTTTAGAGCACGTCATCAGTGCGACACCGATCCGGGTCCAAAGTGGAAAGCGCGCTACTGGAGTTGCAAGTTTTGGGAAAAGGGAAAGACTGTGACTGATTTATTATCGAAATAAAACACGATATAAATTATAATATGCAGTTGGTAAATGAGTTAAATGATAAAAATTTTTTAGTCTATGCGGCTAAGCATTATAACAATCCGCGTTGTCTAGACATAAAAGAATTTCATACTGATCTTTCTCATTTAAAATATATTAAAAAATTATTTAAGCGCTACCAGGACAAAGGTATACTTCAAGAACGGTTAATCTTAAACCATCTTATTATACTGCATAATATGTTTTATCCTGAAGCAGCAACCCGTATGTGTTTTAACCGGGTAAATGAACACAGCTGGCCGGCTCTTAAAACATTTTTACTCTATCTCAACTATATTCCAGAGGGAGAATATATAAATATACCTATTGATCTATACGTAGCTCGAACACTTCAAAAAATTTAAAACTATGGGACTCCTAACACGCACAACTGATACTGTATATGCATTTCGTTTTTTACGGCTACTTACGACTCCATGGACTAAAACTGGAGCCTATAAAATGGGTCTTATAGACGATAATGGAAAAGTAATAAGAAAGCCTGAAACTAGCGAAGAAAAAAGCAAGTATAATATTTTTCATAAGCTTGTCTTTAATGTTAAGAGAATGTTAAATGCATTGCCATTTGGCAAAACTACAATAGCTTCTTATCTTGCTGCGCTCTATCTCATCAAAGAAAAAACTGGAGTTTCTGATCGTGCTCTTGCTAAAATACTTAGAGAAGCAACTGGACTTGATCCTCGTGCCATTCAATTAGAAGAATCTTTTTGGTACGTTACCGAAGATAACACTCTTCGTCCAGGCACATACACTCTAACACGTGACTTGCCACTACATCTAACTGGCGATATGTTAGCACTTAAGAAAACATCTGTTGTTGTGACAGAAAATTCAACTCCAATTGGAACTATTTTTGGCATAAATGTGTATGGTGCTACGCATTGTAAAACACGTCAAAAGGTATTAATAACTCAACACGATATTAAGCAATGAAAAATGAAGAAGTAATTACGGGAGACATCGCGATGCCACCATCTGACTATCCAAAAAGTGGCGCAACTTGGAGACTGTTTAACGTGCCGAGCGACGTCTTTAGACGCTTTGAAACCGGGCGAAATAAATTTGAGCGCTGGAGTAAATATCTAGACCTAGCTGACGAAGAGCAGTCTATGCTGTATAATTATGCAAAGAAAAATCGCGGACACACTGTTGTATTGCGAGATTCGACAAGTGGTGCCCTACGTAGTATACGTAAGCGCGCCATGAATGAATCACACGACTTGTAAAATATTATTTACAAGTCGCATTTTTCTGTTTATAATACATATCTGCTGCATAGCATAACATTTTCCAATATGAGCACAACACAACACAGTATCTTTGAAGAACAAATTAGTCGTAAACCAAACCATTACCCATGGACAGAACAATTTATTGAGGCCATGCACAACGGCTTTTGGACCGACAAAGAGTTTAGCTTCAAGTCAGACGTGCAGCAATTCAAGGTTGACCTAAACGACCAAGAGCGCGAGATTATAGTGCGTACACTGTCTGCAGTCGGCCAGATTGAAGTTGCAGTAAAAACATTTTGGGCTAAACTTGGTGAAAATCTGCCTCATCCTGCTCTTCAAGATCTTGGCTATGTGATGGCTAACATTGAAGTTATTCACAACAGTGCCTACGAGCGTCTACTCAGCGTACTTGAGCTTGAAGACGTCTTTGAAGAAAATCTTAAGCTTGAATGGATTCAAGGGCGGGTTAAATATCTTCGTAAGTATACTCACAAGTTTTACAAAGATTCAAAGAAGCAGTATCTCTACGCATTGATTCTTTTCACCCTGTTTGTTGAAAATGTTTCGTTGTTTTCACAGTTTTACATCATCAACTGGTTTGCTCGTTTTAAGAACGTTCTTAAAGACACAGACCAACAAGTCAAGTATACTCGCAACGAAGAAAACATTCATGGACTTGTTGGTACAAAGATTATCAACACTATTCGTGAAGAGCATCCTGAACTTTTTGATGATGAGCTTGAAGCACGCATCGCTCACGAAGCAGAAGAGGCATACAAAGCTGAAGCAAAGATTGTTGACTGGATGATCAACGGTATAAACGAGCCTGGCTTGTCTGCTCCTGTTTTAAAAGAGTTTATCAAGAATCGTATTAACGAGTCTCTTGTTCAGATCGCGTTTAAACCAGTATTTGAAATTGACAAAGAGCTGTTAGAGTCCACGATGTGGTTTGAAGAAGAGTTGCTTGGCAATAACATGGCAGACTTTTTTCATACACGTCCTACAGAATACTCCAAGAAAAACCAAAGTTTTAGCGAAGACGACCTATTTTGATGTGATATATAGATTTAGATTATGAGTGATAAAATATATTGGTTAAATAAAGACAGTAGAAAATTTTTAGAGAGAGGGTATCTGTTAGAAGGAGAGACTCCTGAACAGCGAATGCAAGACATTGCTGACAGAGCACAGGAGTTATTAGATGACATGCCTGGTTTTGCAGACAAGTTTTTTGACTATATGTCAAGAGGATTCTATTCTCTTGCTTCTCCAATCTGGTCAAACTTTGGTCGTTCACGCGGCTTGCCAATCTCGTGCTTTGGCAGCTATATACCAGACGACATGAATGGAATACTCACAAAGATTGGTGAGATTGGTACAATGTCAAAGGTCGGAGGCGGCACATCAGCTTACTTCGGCGACGTACGCGGTCGTGGAGCGCCAATCTCTTCTGGCGGTGCGGCTACTGGAGTGCATCATCAGCTTACAGTATTTGATTCGCTTATAAACTATGTGTCACAGGGCAACGTTCGTCGTGGCTCTTTTGCTGCTTATCTGCCTATCGATCATCCTGATATTGAAGAGTTTCTTAAAATTCGTTCTGAAGGCAACGCGATTCAAGACCTGTCAATTGGCGTATGCGTGTCAGACGAATGGATGAAGAGCATGATTGCTGGTGACAAAGACAAGCGTAAGGTTTGGAGCACTGTTATCAAGAAGCGGTTTGAGTCTGGCTACCCTTATATCTTTTTCTCTGACAACGTCAACAACGGCGCCCCTCAGATGTACAAAGACAAGGGACTCAAGATTCATGCAAGCAACCTTTGCACTGAAATCTTTTTGTCCACATCTGAAGATGAAAGTTTTGTATGTGACCTGTCTTCTCTTAACCTTGAAAAGTGGGATGAGATTGCTGAGACTGATGCAGTAGAGACGCTTGTCTATTTTCTCGATGCAGTAATGTCTGAGTTTATCTTAAAGACTGGATTGCCTGGCAACGAGTTTATGAAGGCGCCTCGTAAGTTTGCTATCAATCAACGTGCACTCGGAGTCGGCGTGCTTGGTTGGCACTCGCTTCTGCAATCAAAGATGGTGCCGTTTGAATCGATGGAAGCAAAGATGATGAACAATCAGATTTGGAGCACTATTCGTGCCAAGGCTGATGCAGCTACCTCAGAGCTTGCTAAGATTTTTGGAGAACCGTCTATGCTTGAAGGCTATGGTCGTCGCAACTCTACAACACTCGCTATCGCTCCTACTACAAGCAGCTCCTTTATTCTAGGACAGGTATCGCCGAGTATCGAGCCGCTAAACAGCAACTATTTTGTCAAAGATCTTGCAAAAGGCAAGTTTACCTATCGCAACCCGTATCTCGAAAAGCTACTCAAAGAAAAAGGTAAAAACGATCAAGACACATGGAAAAACGTGCTGTCTCATGGCGGCTCTGTGCAGCATCTTGATTTTCTATCACAGGAAGAAAAGGATGTGTTTAAAACGTTTGGTGAAATTTCTCAAAAGGAAATTGTCATTCAAGCGGCTCAGCGCCAAAAGTATATTGATCAAGGTCAGTCACTTAACTTGATGATTGCGCCTACAGCAAAGCCAAAAGAAGTCAATGAACTGCTTATGTTTGCATGGGAGCAAGGCATAAAGTCACTCTATTATCAACGCAGTGCAAATCCCGCACAGGAGCTTGCACGCTCAATCTTAACCTGCAGCACGTGTGAGGGGTAAAGAGTATACAAAACTGTCTCCGTTCTGGTATGCTGTTGGTATGTTTATAGTCATACCATTTGCAGTAATACTAATGTCAGTTGCTGCAATCCTTTTGCTGATATTTTGGCCAATTATACCACTGTTTAGTTATTTTGAAAGAAAACAAGACAAAAATTTTAACGAATAAATAACATTATTCATGATAGAAAACAATCGATGCCCCAAATGTAAATACGTCTATGAAGTCTCTTGGGACGATGAAGATGACAAGTATTATTGCGATGACGAAGAAGATTTTGAAGATCTAGAGCGTGAAGAACTCTATCCAGAATATTGTCCGTTTTGTGGAACATATCGCATCTATGGCACAGAAGACGACTCTCGTGACGACGAGCTTTGATATATAGATTATGACATGGCTGTACAATGAAGTTCCATTTACTCGTGAACTTGCTCAAGAAAAGATTGACGAAGGATATATCGGGTTTGTGTATGAAATTACTGACAGTTTAAACGGCAAAAAATATATTGGCAAAAAGTTGCTGTCTAGCACACGAAAGCTAGCTCCGCTAAAAGGCAAAACCCGCAAAAGAAAAAAGTGCGTGCAGAGTGACTGGGAAAAATACTATGGCAGCAGCGAAACGGTAAAGGCTCTGGTAGAGTCACGACAGTCAGACTTTATTCGTCGAATAATATATCTCTGCAAATCTAAAGGCGAACTATCCTATATGGAGGCGAAAGAACAGTTTGACCGCGAAGTGCTGTTGACTGATGACTTTTACAACGAATTTATTGGCGTAAAGATACACAGCGCCCACGTAAAAAGTTTATGGAAAAAGTAGTGTACATTTGAGTCACTACAGTATATAATTATATCATGATACTAATTGACTATTCTGGAATCGCAATCTCTGCCATATTTTCCCAATCTCGTCCTGGGAAAATTACAGAAGACTTTATGCGGCATATTATCTTAAACTCATTGAGAATGTATAATCTCAAATATCGAGACAAGTATGGCCGTATGATTCTTGCCTGCGACGGCGGCAGCTGGCGTAAAGACTACTACCCACAATATAAGGCTGGCCGTAAGAAAAGCCGAGAGTCTTCTGACCTTGATTGGAAAGAAATTTTTTCTATTATAAACAAGATACGCGATGAAATCGCAGAGCATCTGCCATATCCAGTCGTGACTGTGCAAGGCGCTGAAGCAGATGACGTCATAGGCACACTAGTCGAGTCTACTCAAGAATTTGGTCAGCATGAGCCTGTAATGATCATTAGCGCTGATAAAGACTTTATTCAACTACAAAAGTATGACAACGTCTCCCAGTACAGCCCTATGACTAAAAAGATGTTGAGTGATAAAAACCCAGCCAACTATCTCTATGAGCATATCTTTCGTGGCGACAGCGGCGATGGCATTCCAAACGTGTTATCAAGTGATACAGTATTTGTTGATGGCAGTCGCCAAACCCCTCTTAGCTCAACAAAAATGGCGGCATGGATCGCAGCTGCGCATGAAGGTAAACTACAAAGCGTACTTCCAGAAGCGGTCTATCGTAACTATGTTCGCAACAGCACTGTAATTGATCTTAGTAAAACTCCAGAAGCTGTAAAGGCTGCAATCTTGTCTGCCTATTCTGAATGCCCTACAGTCGGCAACTCTAAGATACTAAACTATCTTATCTCGAAGCGGTGCAACATGCTTGTATCTTGTGCCGAAGAATTTTTTACACATAAATAAAACATACGTTATGAGACCTCAGACTGCATCAAACAACAGAGCAAAGCATCCATTTGAAATTTTTGAGAGCGTACAAGGCGCTGACAAAGTTGCAGATCGGGTACGCATCCTTCAAGAAAACGAGTCGTATGAACTAAAGACTATACTTCAAGTTGCATTTAGAGCTGATATAAAATTTGATCTGCCGCCTGGCGCTCCTCCATACACTCCAAGTCCAAACCCGGCCGGAATGCGCTTTTCTCCGTTAAGAAAACAAATTGACGTATTGCCGCGTCTTGTCGTTGGAAGTAATAATTACAATAGGATTAAAAAGGAAATGGCTTTTATAAAGCTACTTGAAAATGTACATGAATCTGATGCAGAAATTTTGATCGCTATGAAAGATAAAAAGTTGCATAAAAAATATACACTGCTTACGGCATCTGTTGTAAAAAAAGCTTTTCCAAATTTAGGAATAGAATAATATGACATACACATATAACTGCGCTGCGTGTGACCATACATGGGACGCTAGTCTACCAATGGATATGCGTGACGCGCCATTAAATGAAGGTTGCCCACAATGCGCAGCTATGGGTCATATAAAACGAATAATATCTTCGCCAGGCATATCATATGACGGTGGCAAGACTATTCTTCAGCGAGCAGGATCAGGATGGAACGACGTGCTAAACAAAGTAAAAAAAGCAAGTGGGAGACACACAAAAATAGAAACCCGTTGAGATATGGGACGCAGTAGAAAAAATAGAGACAATAAAAAAAGACAAAGTTATTATGATGACAATCATGATGACCGTTCACGAAACAAAAAGTATAAAAAGAATCGCTTTGATGACAATCGAAGAGACAAGGAAATACAGCAAAAGATGTTTGTTGACTGGGATACTCTCTAATGAATCGAAAAAAATTTATTCACTCTCCTCTAGATCTTGGTTATAGAGATCTAGAAGCAAACACAACAGTGTCTGGTCGTTTCTACACGACTCCTAGTGGTAAAGCCTATCCTAGTATTACTACTGTCTTGGGCATTCGCAATAAGGGAGCGCTTCAAGAATGGAGAGCACGAGTCGGTGAAGTTGAAGCGGCGAGGGTGTCACGTCACGCAAGCACGCGCGGTACCGCTTTACATACCGCAGTTGAACGCTACATCGACAACGAAGAACACTATTTTGCTGAAGGAGAGATGCCTCATGTAAAAGACATGTTTAACTCTATAAAACCAGTCTTAGACAGTCGTATCGATAACGTGCGTCTTCAAGAGGCTCCACTCTATTCAGAGCATCTTGGCCTCGCTGGTCGAGTTGACCTCATTGCAGAATTTGACGGCCGTCTTAGTATTATTGACTTTAAGACAAGCTCTCGAGTTAAAAATGAAGACGAGATTGACAGTTATTTTATACAGATGGCGGCATACGCTATTATGTGTGAAGAGCGCACTGACACCCCAGTAAGTCAAGGAGTAATTGTTATGGCAGTAGAAAACCACGCAAAGCCGTTGGTCTTTGTACAAAAACGAGATCGCTGGACAGAAGAACTTTTTAAGACTATAAATGAATATAACACCAAAAAACTATTCGGTCATGCATAAACAAAACATACAAAACAAGGGCTTACTAGACATCTTAAAGGGCGGCGCAAATGATTGCTTCTCAAGCGACTATGGTGCAATCAAAGAATATTACCTTTCTGAAGAGATTGGCGACGCAAGTGACTATATACAGTGGTTTCACGACATACGCAACAGCCGACCAAGCGACGTTGTAAAGATTCACATCAACTGCCCAGGCGGCAACTTGTTTACTACTATTCAGTTTATGCAGGCACTCTCAGAAACTGAAGCTCATATTATGGTGAGTGTTGAAGGCGCATGCATGAGCGCAGCAACCCTTATCTTTTTGATGGCTGACGAGTATATGATAACAGACCACAGTATGTTCTTGTTTCATAACTACAGTGCAGGAACCGCTGGTAAAGGCGGCGAAATGTATCACGGCATGGTTCACGAACGCAACTGGAGCGCAAATCTTTTCAAAGACATGTATTCAGACTTTCTTACTGAAGCCGAGATTAAAGACATGCTTGAAGACAAAGACATCTGGATGGACGCGCACCAGGTGCTTGATCGCTTAGAGAAGCGTGGCAAAAAGATACAGAGTCGCATACGTGCTGAGGAGAAAAAGAAAAAGGCATAAATACTCTTGCGCATAGCAGACCCACCATGCCTCTCAACGATGCACACTTTGGTGGGTATTTTTTTGCCCCGGAAGCCTCCAAATGGACAATTTATGCCTTCCGGGGTCATAATTTCTCTATACGGGGACTACATCCGGGGCCTTTTTTCACTTTTTTGAAAAAAGTTGTGTACTTTCTCTGCATTTTATGGTATAATAACCATGTAAGCAACAAAGCACCTCAGAATGAAAGAAACACTTGGAGCACTTATCGGAATCATCTTCGCCCTAGCACTAGTTATCTTTATCCAAACTATAAACGGCAGTTGGTAATCACAAGAGCTGAGCATCTCATTAAAAAGCTTCGAGCCTCGGGCACTCGTTAAACCGTTCTAGAGAGTTGAGCATCTCTTAAAACTGCTCATCACTTTCCAGCCAACAATAATCGTTATGAACACCACAGAATACAAAGAAATGTTTGCAAAGGTTCAAGCTGGGCAAATCACCGAACAAGTCTGGTTTGACTATTGCTTCGAAACCCTCAGCCAAATCATGGAAGACAACAAGGACATCTTCGTCCGCTTGAAGAATCGCTAACCACACAAACTTATGAACACAGAAGACGACGTAATTGACATGATCACCGAAGCACTCTACATGTATCATGAAGAGTATGGTTCTGATGATCCAGATGAAAGCATCGGCATTCGCAGCTACGAAGAAGTTGGCATGCTTACTCGTGACAGCGGACTAGTTCTCACGATTGGTGACAAACGATTTCAAATCACTGTTGTTGAAGCATAACAGATACAAACACAATAATTTTATGAGAACGATACTACACGTAGACAACAACGAGCAGGGCAAAAAAATCATCGCTGAGTTGCGCACTGCAGCCAAGGCCCACAACTTGACTGAGCGAGCAAAGGAGACTCTTGACCCCAACTACAAAGCGGTCTTTAAGCGAGTCGATCTATTTGGACGACTGGGTCGCAACAACCCCAATCGTCATAAGTATTCAATTGCTGGTCGGCGCTCGCGATTCTATCGGGCAGTTAGAATCGCTCTAGAAGATGCAAGCTATATTGCTGTCTACTGCAACAACACCGTTCGCGCTCAGTGGGGTGGCTTTAAGTTGCAATAAAATGGCGCCTATCGCACCATCATCAAAAACCACACTCGTTCTCAACGCTGCTTTTCGACCTTGCGGATTCTTTTCTGCGCGATCGAGCATCAAGAACCTGATGGTTGGCGGAGTAAAAGCCTATGACAGTCATGGAAACATTCATGACTGGAGCAGCTGGATAGCAAATGACCATCATCTCGATGAATCACATCCTGCGCTTCGCAGCGTTGATACACTGTGGGCAATACCGACAATCGTGATTGTGCCTGGCTATTTCGGGCACAGTAAGAAAAAAGGCAAAGCCCAGGCTCGAGCAATCAACCTGCGACAACTCTATTACATCTATGATGGTGAGTGTCAATATTGCCTAAAAAAGATTCCATACACGTCTGCAACTCGAGACCATCTCGTGCCACGCAGCAAAGGCGGCGGAAACGCTGACGACAACATTGTGCTCTCATGCAAAAAATGCAACACTAAAAAATCAAACAACTTTCCATACTTCAACATTCATGGCTCGGAGGTAAAACCAAAGGCACTAAAAGACATTGAGTTTACCGCGCTCAGCGAGAAGGTAAAGATACGCGATGAATGGAAGCTTTTTCTCCTATAAATAAATTTCTAAAAAGAGGTGTACATCGTCTACTCTTTAGTGTATAATAACCTTGTAAGCAACAAAGATTAAATTCTTTTAGACCAAACGCCCTATCAACTGCTATTGAAAGTTGAGTACGTCCGTGGTTGTACGGCTTGGATCACTCTGTGATGCGATGACAAAGATTTAAGAAGATAGGAGTTTTCGGTCCCTATAAAATCTGTTTTGATAGCGTTGTAGCAATGTGCTCCGCATTAAGAGAACCAAGCAGTATAACCGATACACTTTCTTTGAATGCTAGAGTGTCCTGAATGGTAAAGGTCCTTCTTTATAAGGGGGTAGAATCCGACATCGATCGGTATGCGGGTTCAAGTCCCGCCTCTAGTACCATAAAAAACTCTAATGTAGAGCGGCTTATTAGATAAATACAATATGAATGATAAGTTGATTTTGTGCGAAAAATGCAATGATAGATATTCAATTTTTGGGTATTCATCGCATTATAAAAAATGCGATGGTGTATCTAAGAAATATGAAAAGTCGCCAATTTTGTCTAATGGAAAAACTAAACGCTGGAACGATGCTATGCATGCACGACGTAATAATGGAACAAACCAATATACGAAAGCACATGAACTCGGATTAACGAAACCAGAATTATCTGACAAAACTCGTGCTCTTTTAAGTGAAGGAGCAAAAAATAGAGTCTGGGATGATCAGCAGCGAAAAAATATGTCTGATCATGCCAAAAGACGAGGTATTGGTGGAAAGTTTGTAAATGGAAGACATACATATAATGGAGAATCTTTTGCTTCAAGCTATGAAATACTCGTAGCAAAATCACTTGATTTCCATTCCATTAAATGGAATAAATGCAAAAAGACGTTTAATTATATTGGTCCTGACGGGAAAAATAGAACGTATTTGCCAGATTTTTATCTTCCAGATTATGACATCTATCTAGATCCTAAAAATGATTTTTTAATAAACAATCCTAATCCATCTCTTGGATTTACAGATTGCGAAAAAATAACGATTGTTGAAAATACACATAACATTAAAATTTTTATTTTAGATAAAACACAATTAACGTGGAATAGTATTTTAGAATTGATTTTGAAGAGTTCACATTAAAATTTTACGGGATGTAGCTCAGCCTGGTCAGAGCGCCGCGTTTGGGACGCGGATGTCGCATGTTCGAATCGTGTCATCCCGACCATTTTTAGGGGGTTTAGCTCAGTGGTAGAGCGTCTGCTTTGCAAGCAGAATGTCAACGGTTCGAATCCGTTAACCTCCACCATTTTATAAATAGAGTTGTATGCAACACAAACAAAATTCAATCTTTGAAGCAGCCGCTAAGATCTTATCGACACCTCTTACAGAGAAGGTGCGCATTGCCCCGTTTGTGGGAGGCTATGGCAGGGAAATGCCATCTAAGATTGCAGAGACACTCCAAACAGTTCTAGACACTGTAGTTGATAAAGAAGGAAAGATAAAAGACGCACAGTTTTTTAGTTCTGGTTATACTGGAGTATCTTTTAAGGTTGCAGGAGTCGAATACAGCCTTACCTTATCACTGACTCGCATGGGTGCGGATGATATTGTGCCAGGAAACATGACTCTATCTAAAAAGGGATCGCTAAAGCCAATACTACATCTTAAGGGTGACGACTCGTTAAACGCAAAATTTCCTACAATGGGTGACATTGGCAAGATGACACGCGCGATAAGCAACCTGCTTTAAATCTACCTCATTTGTGTAACGGTAGCACTCAGGTCTCCAAAACCTGCTGTCTCAGTTCGAATCTGAGGTGAGGTGCCAGCTTCACAGAGCTATTGTGTAACGGTAGCACCGCAGATTTTGATTCTGTTTGTCGAGGTTCGAATCCTTGTAGCTCTACCATCGCACGTTGGCAGAGAAGTCATGCAGTGGTCTGCAAAACCGCGTAGTCCAGAGCGTTACTGGAACGTGCGTCCATCTTTTATAGTTTGACTAATTCATACAAGAGTATAAATATACACATGAAGAAACTAATTACAGCAGTCACCGTGCTAGCTACAGCAGCTTTTGTTAATGCAGATTCGCTTGATGAAAAATGTGTAGCTCTCGAACCTGAAGTAATCGAAGTATGCCCTGATTTTACTCCTCCAATGGAAGAGTGTGAACCGGTTGATATTCATGTTGATCCAACTATAGAAGATCCTATCGTTTGCATTTTTCCTCCACCAGCTGATGAAGCAACTCCAATTGATATGAATCCTATCGATCATGTTGTTGAATTGCCTTCAGATGAGGAGCCAATAGATGAAGGAGTAGTTATTGTAATTCATAAGCTTGAAGAAGATGGTTTAGATACGCCTGTACTATATTACACCTTCAATGAATCCACAACTTCGCCAACACTTACTAAACAACAGTCCGTTGTATTAGATACAAACAAAGTTGTTCAAACGAATAAAATCTCCGATATAGAGGTTAAAGTTGATACTGCATCTACTAAAATACTTAGTGAGAAAAAAGAACCAGTAGCGCTAATCAAAGACGATAGAGTCTTTCTTCGTTAAACTTATAATAAGTTTTGCCAAAGCAAAATCGTATAATCCATTTTGCTCGCGTCGTCTAACGGTTAGGACTTACGGTTTTCATCCGTACAATCGGGGTTCGATTCCCCGCGCGAGTACCATATATAACCTATACACTATGAAAACAGCTTTTAAAAGTTCTACACGTCTTTCACTTGGACAGTTTTGCATTTCATTAAATTTACCTCTTAAAAGAGGTGAACGTAAGTTTAGAATAAATCGTGACAAGACGCGATTTCATAACAGCTTTGAAATTTTTTGTCTTGGACTCTCGTTCTATAGAATGTGGAGCACTTCGCTGCAACGAGCCCGATATAAAAGGTGGTTAAACTCATTTGATGACTAATATGAAACTATACATTGAAAAATGGACTACAGAAACGGTGCACACTGGAAGACTGCTCTCAATCGATACCGAGACATTGAGAGAAGAATGTCCAGAACTGCAAGAGCTCAGTGACGAAGCGATTGCACAACACATTCGCGACAACACTCATGACTATGACCTCTTCGACATGGCTGAGGCGCTTGAAGCTCGCAACTCTAGCGCTGATCATGCCGAAGACTCGTTTGTGAATGTGTACGACGAGCATGATTTAAAAAATAATTTGGAATGGGAAGCATGGAGACGAGGTTGCACAATTTGTGTCGACGCGTCGAATCCAGAACAATTTTTATCACAAATTCCAGAGTATAAGTAAATTTACAATCCGACTTAGCTCAGCGGCAGAGCGGGTGCCTGTTAAGCACTAGGTCCATGGTTCGATCCCATGAGTCGGAGCCATTTTTTTACGCCTCCTTAGCACAGTGGTAGTGCAGCTCATTTGTAATGAGCAGGTCGTCCGTTCGAATCGGACAGGAGGCTCCATCTTATTACACCTATAGTTCAGTTGGTTAGAACATCGTGTTGATAACGCGAGGGTCGTTGGTTCGAGTCCAACTAGGTGTACGTTTTATAAATAACTTTTATGAAATATGATTTAAGCCATCTCACTCAAGACGCAAGTCAAAAAGTAATTGGCCCTATACAAGACGATGAAGCCCTGTTTTTATACAGCATAATTGTTGGTATGAAACTAAAAACAGTGTTTGAAATTGGTGGTTTGAGCGGCTATTCAGCCTCTAATTTTTTAGCTGCAGTAGGTGATGACGGTCGTGTTTTTACGGTAGATATCAATCCCGTACAAAGCAGAGGACACAATCATGTTTGTATTCAAAAAGATGCTCGTGAAATTACTCATGCAGATTTAAACCACTCACACCTCGACTTGATATTTTTTGATTGTCATATGTATGAAGAACAGATGCAAACGTATCACACTCTGCTAAACTGTGGCGCGATAGACGATGCGACTGTCATTGCATTGCATGACACAAATCTACACTACCAAGAATTTTTAGTTGATGAGTGTGTCTATACGCAAACAGTTGACGGATATGAGCATCAACCAGTTGAACGCCAAATGGTAAACACATTTTCAGATTTAGGCTATGATGCCTTTTATCTGAATACGACGCGAGATAGGCATTCTTCGCAATTTCCATTTCGTCATGGCGTTACGGTTATGAACAAGAGGCAAAGACTTTAACATTTTGCCGTTAGAGAGGTTAACGGGCTCCATGCCCGGTATCAACGTTCAAATGACTTGCAGGACTGCGTATGCTGGTGAGTAAGGGAATGAACGTTGATCGCCTCTCTAACAGGCATAATTTTTAATCGCGGGTTAGAGTAGTGGTTACTCGGCAGTCTCATAAGCTGCATAGGTGGGTTCGATTCCCACACCCGCAACCAATTTTAAACGGTATAAATAACTAAAATATGGCCGACGAAAAACCGCAATTAAATGTTTTTGACGCCTATCGAGAAATGATGAGCGAATCAGGCGAGAAAACCAAACAAAACTCAATTGCTATTACACATAGCATACAGAAA